TTCTGAGTCTCCATCTGTTCCTGGTTGCCCTATTGGTCCAGGTGACAGGCCTTCTAGATCTGCAGCATCTAGCTGGATTCCAACTGGTCCCGGCTGTCCGCTAGGCCCTTCAGGACTTTCTGTATTTGTAGCACCTTCCGTACCCGCAGTTGGATCTATAATATCTGGATCATCCACATATTCTCCTCCTAAATTACCCTCTGCTCCAGTGTCTGCACTAGTGTCTGCTCCTTCTATAGCCACACCATCGTCGAATAGTTCGGTCTCGTCAACGACTCCGCCTCCTTGAAATTTTTTCTTCATTATCTTATTTTTCTTATTAGTTATTACTCTACAACAATACTACTCATTAATTTATAAAAAGTAAAGCTGCAGTTTATTTATATTATTTACCGAGAGTCCTGAGATCCCGCTCTAATCACTAAAACCAGGTTCCCGTCTTGGTTATTTGCTGTAGTAATAAAATGCGCTGTCGAGTTCGCGGGCACCAATATAATCTTATAGGTTGCTAAATCTATTGGAGCTACTGGAAGATTTGAAGACGTTTCAGGTAAAGGTTGATTCTCATCTATAAACTGATACTGCGGATTAAAATAAATAAAACGATCGCTCGCTGTATTATTTAAAATAGATATCTCATGTAAGCTACTTTCTTTCAAAGTACCTCCTACCCAAGCCTCTACTACTCTTACCCCAGCTTCAGGGTCCGTTGTCCTGCTAGTACTCGTTGGGGACACTGTCCAGTTTTGCAGAGTATGCCTATTTTTAAAATCAGGAGTGAATGTAGGCGTCATTATAACGCTCAGCTGTTCGCCATCATCTATGTAATTATTCCTGAATGTTCTGTACCCGTTAGTTAGTCCCATCGTCTGATATCTTTAGTTAACGTCTTAATATTGTTATAGAGCCTCTCCACAATCCTATTTTCGACAATTGTAATATTTAATCTTAATTCATCTAATGCCCCTAGATACGCTAGCAACATTGTAGATCGCGTCTGTTTTTTATTGAATATGTCTACATCTCCAGATATACGGCTCCTGTCCGCGATCTGGAATTGCAGCTCTGCAATGGCTTCGTAAGCATGGTCTACCGCTGACCAAACATCTTGTAATGCTATCATATCTTTAATTTAACAGTTCCTAGCCAAATCTACTTTTTTGTTAAGGCACATCGTCCTAGCTGATTCCATTATTACCTGGGCTTTCTCAAATATACCGTTTTCAAAGAAAACATATGCCCCGATACGTTTAGCCGAAAGCTTTTGCCAATCCATGAACTCTATTCCAGTAGTACTATCACACGCAATATCAATAGCCTCCGCAACAATAGCGTCCCTAAGAGTATCTGTTACAAGGGCCTGAGAATGTAGATAAGTGTGGTTAGCCTGTCCTGTTTCTCCAGTATACCCACTTATCCAAAATAAAATACTTTCGTAATCATTATTTTCTACTTGGTACTCCTTGAACTCGGTTCCAGCAGGGTCCGCGTTAGTTATGTGTATGCCCACCCCTAAAGAATCTTCTCCAAAAAGCCCGTCTACAGAAGCTTTAAATATAAAACCACCTCTGGAATAATAATTATCTTTAAAAACAGGATTTCCAGGAACGCTGTCTCTAAATAAAACAAATGTATAAGAGTACCACCCGTCTAGGTATACTTGTTTATATTCTACATTAGGCATATTGCTCACTACAGTAGGGAAAGCTCTTCTAGACTCTACTACGTAGTCTTTATTCCCCACATTCAAGTAGCCTTCAGAGTAGTTCAGAACATCTATCGTTCCGTTAAACATGCTAATTTCTATTACAACATCTTGCAGGGTAGCTGCATCCGTCACACTAGAAACCCCATTAGGATTATATGTAAGTATAGGAACATTATTCGAAGAGAAAGTGCCGCTATCTTGAGATACCACGGTAGAAAACATTCTATTAGAGTAACCTAAAGTACCATTATACGTGGCGAACGCTACGTACGAAGATGGATTCAGGTTTGGTACAGCATCGAAATTCACGTTATTAGGAGAAAACTTAAGAATCCTAGTATTAAGTTCTTCCGGATCAAAATAAACACCTGCAGCGTCTTTGGATAAATCTAATTTATACGCGTCCTCAGCAAGCTGTCCGTTACTATCCTTTACTAAAATATTCTTTATTTCCATAACTATACGTTGTTTTGTACTTCTTGTGCTCTACCATTATCATACAGCATCTGATCATGCTCTAGCGCAACCAATTTTTCTTTTATAACTAGCTCTTTTTCACCAAGTGTATTAGTGTTTCGTTCTTTCTTCTCCATAAGATCAATCTCTCTAATTCTAGAAGCATGCTCATTACTATCTTTTGCTCTTTGAAGTTTGAGTTTCTCGTTCTGAGCGGCCTGAATATTGTTATTTAACCTGTCAATTTCAGCCTTATCTTGTTTACTTTCTTTCTCAAGGTCATCAACTTTCTGCTGCATCTGCTGCATATTCATCTGCTCCTTTTTAGCCTTAGCAATAGCTTTAGTAAGAATAAACTCTATCTCGTTAACAGATTTACAGTTAATTACTTTTATTAGAGCTTCTGGACTAACTGCGCTTTGTTTAGCAAATTCCTTAGCCAAAGTTTGAATTCTTACCAGTTTATCGTTTTCTATTCCAGAAGATACCACTGTTACCTTATGATCTGTGGTGCCGTAAGACATTGGATCTGCGGTAAAAGCTATCATAGCAGCTCCATTCTTATATACTCCCTCAATAGCTTTGTTTCTATAAGCGTATTTAAAATTATCTAATGTTCCTTGAACAGCTCTATTTAAACATCTGTCCACCTCTCTGAACATCTCCAAAGAAAGTACGGACACCTGGTTCATACCTGCCCGAACATTTTCTACCGCGTCTCGCTCTTCTATAACACCTAGCATCTGTCTAGGCACTCCTGAGACAATATCAGCCTGAACTGTAAGCGATTCTAAAATAGCATTTATAGCGTTTATAGAGTTACCATTAACAGAAGCATCGAAATCTCCATAATACTGAAATAAATTTGCCCCCTCCTCAGTTGGATCAACAAGCTCTAGCCCTTGTTTACGTATAGTAATCCATTTGGTGAGCCTGTCCATAAATTTTTTACCTAGTGCTTTAGGAATACCTGCAACGTTTACACGAGAACCGGACACGCCTGAGTTAGCTACCATGTTATTTCGGAAAAACATTATAATATCGTAAAGATCCTGNACCTCTCGCATTGAGTTCACCATAGAGTGAATCACGCCATTACGCGATACATTTATTGCAGCTCGGTAAGATAAACACGTTTTCCATGGTTGATCCTTTGTACGAGGCGCTTCATCACATCTACGACCGGCGACATAAATATCTGCTCCTATTCTATAGCACTCATATCTGTCTTCTCTATACACATACCCACCACCTCCTGGTTTTTGGATACGTGTTGAAGCTAACCACTCTACATGATAAAAATCCACTAAGTCCTCTGTAAGCCCTGAAATAGATGAGTTTGAGAGGTTCAATAACGGATCGCTATTACTCCAACCTGTTTTTAGGTATAAAGAATCCATAGCGCCTAAATTATCCGAAGTCATTATAGTATTAGCATCCGGAGTATTTCCGTAAATATCTATTGAAGACATTGAGCCGTATGAAGAGAAGAGCTGAATAGCATCTTCCTTAGAGAGCTTATCTCCCAACTCCTTTAAAATATGATGAGGAGAGACTCTGCGTTTATGTACAACTACACTAGTTCTTCTGTGGTCTTTATCATGAGCAGGTCTATTAGTAAAAATCTCCTCAGGTAGTACTACTTCAATTTTAGGATCCTTACCTTCTCCACAATAGATTTCTCTAGTAAAGCATTCTCCTGTTATAAAGTAATCTTTAGATATCTCCTTTTTAACATTAGAAAGATCTATTTCTGCGTCTGTCTCAATTAGTCGGACTATATGACTAGCGGCTATTTGGAAAGAGGCTTGGTACTCAGAGCTGTATTTTTCTGCTATCTCCTCAAAGAAGAGTTTAGTTTTTTCTGCTACACCAGCTTCTTTTTTCTCCTCCTTACCTTCTGCAGTATCATTACTCTGTTGCCCAAGATTTTTTTGCAGGTTAGCAGAAAGCTCTTTGATTAATGCGTCCGCTTTTTCTTTTTTAGCCGCGTCAATAGTCTCCTTATCTGTGTAATGCACCATGAAGTCAGGCTCCGACATGAGACTCATACCTACTAAAGCATCTACACGAGGTTTAATTATGTTTGTAAAACCCAGGTCGATAGGATTCTGCATACCATAAATATCTTCTAAATATTCGAAGTCCATGGCATCCCTAGTACTGGAGTAGTAGTTTCGAGCAGTTATAATATGGCCCCTAACCCCGAGCGCCGAATTTATTTTGGCCTCAGCAGTACCGTGGATATACTCATCTGTCTTTTTCTTTTGCTCAGACAAATAAACCTCATGCTCGTATCCTAAGTAATTGATGCTCATTGGCTCTTAACTTTAACTTTATTTAAGCTTAGTCCTCTATGATAGTGGCTAAGATATCAAAGGAGTACATAATTTTATACTCGTCTTTTGCGGTGATATCTGTATTATTCAGTGGTAACCCTACCCAGGCATCCAGAATAATACGCTCACCTATTTCCGGAAGCACTACGTCTCCGGCAGAACTGTTTTGAGGCCCAACTGCTAACACCTCTGCAGTTTTTGTCGCCACATCCGCTTTACTCAATTTAGCGGCACTGTCTATATTTGTAATTATACCCGCGTCTGTCGTGACTTCCCCGGATTTTGTTATTTTTATAAGTATAAAATTCAGTCCTGGACGAAACGTTTCCGGTCTGAAGGACTCCACTGAGTCCATCTTAGTTTTTTCTTTATATACCAAGATATCACTTTCTTGGATTAATTTTACATGCCCGTCTTCAGTAGGNACATGATGCCCTGAGTACATTGAAGTAATAACTATATCACCTTTTTTAACAAGGCTTGTCTCNTCTCCAACAGCTNCTACCTCCATCACATATTGCTCTCCTCTAATTACAACAGCGCCTGTGCNCATTATAATACCTCCATCGGATTGAGAAGGCCAAGATTTAACAGAAGCTAATATGCGTCCTTTAGTTGGTTTAACGTTTTCTACTAAAAGCTTTGACATAATATTCATAGCGGTCGCTGGCTTACTCTTTGTCTTTGTACTCATTATCTTATTTTTCATATTAATAATAGATCAGCTTAATAATACTCTTTTTTTGTGGTTTATCAAAGCTATTAAAAAGTTTATTTATTTTGGGTCTATTGCGGTTGCTTCTACCCATTCAAATGGCTGGGCAGGTTCTGCCCCTGTGACCTCTTCTAACGCGATAGATCGAATCTCTTCTTTTTCTTCTGGTATTACACCCCATCTTTTTCTGCCTCTAGCGTCTCTGTACATACCGAAAGGAGCTAAATCCTCTGCTGCAGTTCCCCCTGAAGATGCTGGTTTACCCATATACTCCTCATCCGCTAGCTCAGCGAGTCCCATGGCAACAACGTAATCAAATTTGGTCCTGTTTTCTCTTGAGTATTCCTGTAATTGAGCTATAACAGGTGGATATAATATGTGATAGTAGTAATCATCTATATAATCAGCTAATTTCTGATCTTGGTGATCAATAACTGAGCTTGTCGCCGGAGTTCCTATAAGCTGACTAGCTTTTAGGCCGCTCACATTAGCTCCAATAGCGATGGAGGGCCTTTGTAACAGTCTCCAAAACTGATTTTTAGCCCTGTAAAAAGATACTATATTTATTTTAGTGTACTCTACATTTGCTTTTGCGTTGTATAGAATACATATTTTAAGAGCGTTCTCGTAATCCCATCTAACATCGTCAGAACGTTTCGCGTAAAAAGCCACATAGATATTGGAAGTTGAGGAAAACATGCTATTTCCCACCCGTTTTTTGACCGCTACAGCTAGTTCAGACCCTTCAATCAGAGAATCTTTCTTCCCTTGATCTATACTATCAATTCCTGCTACGTAGAGTTTGTTCATGACTTTGCCGTCTGGTCCCAGTTCCGGCTCCTCTATAATAATTATATCCCCTCCTCTAACTTCTACAAACTTTGCTCCTATAACACTTCCGTCTTTATCTAAAATATAATCTATTCTGCCCTCCTTCCAAGGCTTTTCTGCTGTGATCTTAAGTTTGGTAGCTTGTTCTAATAATTTATCTTGGTTAAATATATTGGTACCTTGAACGATAAACACTTCCTGCAGGTTCATCGGAAATTCTTGAAGTTCTTGTTGATACGCTACAGGATCTTTTTCAAGGTTTTTACGCTCTTCAGTCATTAGCCGTGTAGCCAGCTCTACATTAGGAACTCCTGTAGACTCCCAAGTCCCTCCATACTTTAATTGAGAAGGAATAAATAAACCTGTCTCCATTCCCCACTCATTTATAGGGAGCATGTTGAATCCTTTAGGATTTGTAAATACATCCTCAGCATCTTTGTTATCTACGGAACCACCCGTTCCTGTTAGAATAACGAATGCTTTTTTGAAGGACCCCATTATAATCCAAGAACCCTTAGACTGTCCTAATACATTCTTTAAAGATCCTTTTCCTGGATGCGATGGGAAGGATGCGAATTCTTCTATATGCTGGAAGTGAGGTCTTCTACCCCTAGTTTTGTTGGCGTTATCTCCGTAAACAATTCTTCTAATCTCATTTAACGAACCTCTAAGTACGAGATCGTTGTTTGCGTCGTAATATTCTTCACCCGCTAATATTTTTATATTAGAATCCGTCACTTTCTTTTGTCGAAAGCCTGGGTATTCTTTTTCTAGTAATCTTAGCGTATCTGTAGTTTTAGACCACGCCTCTTCTACAATAGGGTCCGATGTTGCAGAGACTATCATCTCCTGGCCATCAAATAGTAGATAATACCACCCTTCTATACTACTAGTTATAAATGACTTACCTATACCACGACCAGACATAAAGGGCACATACTTTCGTAGCTTATAACCCTTCCACATAATATCAAAAATGTACCGGTCAATTACGCTATACAATGGTTTACCTATCTCGGAACCCTCTAGCATATTACCGTTCTTATCGTAGAGCGGAATTTCAAACGTAAAGATAGTTAACCAGAAAACGAAAAAAGGATTAAAATACTCCTTCCCTATTGTTATACCCTCGGTACAGGCTCTGAATAGCTTTCGATAATATAGCTGCATTTCATAGCTTTGTGGATGCACATTTGGCAGGGTCCCCAACTCTTTAATCTGCTTAGGTAATGGCCTATATACTAAATAATCAAGTAATCTAACGTCCTCTTCACCTGTTCGTACGCCGTGTAGATGGTCTGCAGCGTCCGTAACATCAAAATTCCCGTTAAATACTTTATCCTCTCCTTTAGCCCCTTTTTCTTGCCTTAGAAAAGGAACTTTTCTAAAGTCGAACTTGTTATATGTGGTCTTACCTGTAAACTTCATTTATTTTTTACCTAATGTTCCAGCTTCTCTGAAACTAGTAGTCCCTCCTCCACGAGTTCTTCCTTTAGCCTCTTGTTTCTGAATAGCATTTTGAAGTACGGTCTTACTCTTCATAATGGTCTCTATTTTAGTAAACAGATTTAGAATAATAGTTAGATTCGAATTGAACTTAGTTTCTCCTCCTTTAGTCATCGACTCCTCTATAACAGGAATAGTGTCGTTTAGCATAGTAGAGATCTCATCCAGCTTCTTGTCTATTGATTTTTCTAACCTTGATTCAGAAGAGGTATTATATTTAATAAATAACGCTTCAGCCGCCTCATAAAGCGCCGACTCCTTCGCACTACGCTTTACACCCTTCCAATCAGGCTGGTTAAAGACTGTTTGCAGAATATTTTCTTCTACTATACTTTGAGATATATCTCTGAAAGGGTTATCAGCTTCTCTTGAGTGCAGGTAGTAGATTACCTGAAGAAGCTTGGTTCCTCTTGGAGTTTTAAATAAAGTGTGTAGATCCTTGAACAACACTATGTTAGGATCTAAAACAACTTTATCTTTTACTATAGTAAATTTTAACATTTCTCTAAATCTTTCGTACTGAATCTATGCTTTTCCAATGACCCTATAGTGCTAAACCATATACATGTTACTCCTAAGAGCATGCCTTTGGAATCTCCTTTAGCAGGTATTGTAGATTTATTGATCTCCTGCACTATCATCTTAGGCTTGTTTGGAACATCTTGTTTTATTTGTACTACGTCTCCTGCAGCAAAAAACACTCTCTTATCTTCATGATTATACATATTCTTTGTTTTTTAATTTTAAATATTCATTATTTTATTTAATAAGTCTTTTTCAGCCTTTTGAGTGCTGTTTAGTTCTTCCTCCTTATCGTTATTCACAACAATATATGGGTTTTGTAAATATAAATCATCTTCAGAGCTGTTATACAGCCTTTTCCAACCGTCTCTATACTTAGCCTGAAGTATTCCCTCCTTATCTACCCAGAGCTGCATCGGCCGACCCTCTACTAGCTCATATCCAGTTGGAGATACTACTAATAACGTCTTGCTTTTTACTCTAATACGTACACTTTTAGGTAGTAACATTTTATACAAACTCATTTGGATACTGTAGTGGTTATGTGCGCAGTCCTGCAGCCTTGAGAAAGGCCCTGACATCATCTTATATTTTCTGGTCTGATAGTTGAAATAACTTTTCATCTCCAGCTCGTTTATGAATTTATAATCCATAAGAGCTAGATTGCCTGTAAATTTCTCTTTTAAAAGCAGGTCAACCTGTCCTGCAAGCCTGTAGTGAAGAGAATATGTCAAAAGCTCGGTCCGCACAAGTGTGTGGTTGTGTAGAAGCTCTTTCATCATAGCCTCTATAAAAGGTACTTTTAAGTGAGTAGGACGTGGCATTTTCCAGTCGTTCCACAAAGCTTCAGCATACCCATGTAATAAAGTTCCGGCCTCGCTTGCAAAATCTCCAAGATATTCCCAGGCAAATACAAGTTGCTCCCATGTTATAGGTAATTTATGCTTTTTAACATACTTTTTAGCTTCTGGAATAGTATCGAATTTCTCATAAAAATCCGCTATCATCCCGGTCGGGGATCTGAATTTATATTTAGAATCTTCAAAGGATACAAAGGAACCTCTAACTATATCTTCTCTATGGAAATATTTATGGTCTGCGTCTCGAAAAAGAACGGCTTTATTTGCAGAGGCGTTGTCTACTTGTACGCCATCGACGATGATCTGGGGTCTCCAATCTTCTACTAACATTCACTTTATTTTTCGTATTATCCATTCTCTTCGTACTCCAGCTATATAATCGGTCCGAAGATTCAAAACCGATCGCATATATTCTAATCATTCTACTATGGTTGACGTGGTGCAAGGCCTTTCACTTCATTCCACCGTTCTGTAAAGGTCATTGGTTTTACTAAAGCTTTTTTAGTTTTAAATGCTTCAGCTGTTTTAGGTCCCCATACACCATCTATGGTAACGCCTAATTTTGCTTGTGCCTTTTTTATAAGGTTCATGGTACTTACGGAATCTTTATCCCAAGTACCTGTCTCAGCTACCCCGTTCTGCCGTTGGACATTTTTAATTCTGTCAACATCCTTTTGATTGGTGGGGTAGCTGCCTAACGGGGCTACCCTTCCACCTTCTTGGAATTTACGTGGTTTATATATAAGACTCATACTATCTTTTTTTGTACAAAAGTCCTCCGTTTCTATAGAAGTTCTGCGGATCTAACTCTCGGTCTGTAGGAGCAGCATCTATAGCTAAGGTTGCGTTAGATATTAAATCTTCCTGACGCTCTTTTTCTTCTTCCATAGCATCGTACTTATCTGCGGCCTCTCTTCTAGCTACTCTTGCGGCTCTTCGTTCATCCCTTGCTAGAGCACGTTTTCTACGCCTCAAGTCAATTTTTTCTTCTGTACGTACTCTAATATTATCAGCAGCGTCATTTATACTTGAATCTCCTGTAATAACAGATTTTCTGATCTGACGTTTTTCTTTACCTAAGGCTCTGATTGCCTGGGTCAACTCTTCTCGAGACATTTTTGATATGTCGTCACTTGCGATCTCTCCTACTGCTGTGCCTTCTTGAGCTAGGCTTGCTTCACCTAGTTGAGATACCGGAGTATTCTGAGCAGCTAATGCAGCGCTGGTAAGTTTACCTTGAATACCGTCTAAAACTAGGGGTGTATAACCTGCTCCGGTAGCTTCATTCCATTTATTAAAGGCTTCTTGTTTTGCTCTAATTGCAGGATCTCCTTGTATACGTTGCGTACCAGTGCCTCC